GCTGCTGTATCATTTGGAAAGTTTCTTAAATTTAATGTAACTCTAGTAGTTCCAGTTTGAGATATAAAGTCAGGTATAAATCTTCTTATCTTCATTAAAAACTCACCGTCTCCTCTAAGATCTGCAAGACCTGTTGATTGTCCTGTAATACCTCTTCTTTGACTTATATCAAAATCTCCTGATGTAATATTTGCAGTTATTGCTGTAATCGTTCCATTTTTATTTTGATCTGTTCCTGTTTCATGTTCATAGTATGATGTTCTTCCATCTGTGTTTCCAACGACATCAAAAGATGTATCTGTATCTGCATCATATTCTAATGCATGTGGTGTTCCGAATACAGCAGAGTCTTTCCACATTGTTCTTGCAAGAGTTCCTACTGTCCACACAGGTCTTTGTGGTGATGAATCAAAATAATTATATGCAACCATTTTATTTACAACTGATGATGTAGCTGATGGATAAAACCATATGACTTCACCAAATAGATTATTTAGTCCAGCCGATATCATCTGATTACCAGAATCAATATTTATATCATCGTAAACATGGTCTTCTACTAAACATGCTAATGATTCTAACTTACCAGCATATCTAAAAAAACCATTCTCTGACATCCAGTATGCAGCACCATCAACTTCTACGCATGCGTTTTGTCCTGTTAGTCCACAGTTAGTTCCTACTTGTGAAAAGGCAAAAGTAAATGGCTGACCAACAAAACGTTGTGTGAACAATGCTGTATCAGTCCAAACATAAATTGCATCACGACCTCTAATTGCTCCTCTGATCTGTGATCCGTCAGCCAGTCTTTGTGTACCAGCTGTATTGGTTGCTGTGGGTGTATAAGTATTTATATCTTCTTGGTCCGAGAATCTAATAAACATATCATCTTGTGTTGATGTATCTCCAATAGTTGTTTCGGTACCAAAGAATACTAAGTGTCTATCCGGTGTAGATACAACCATGTGTCTTGATGCAGTTGGTGCACCTGTTATAATAGTTGCTCTTGTGTCTGTTGCGTTTGATAAACTAGAGTCCCAAGAAAACACAGCGCTATCGTGTATCAAACAAATAGCTTTGTCACCAAAATTATCTATTGACCACATTCCAGGTTCTAATACTAAGTCTCCTGATGCAGCCTCTCCCCATGCTACGAAGTCAGTTGTGTTTGTTACAGTTGCACCATTACTGTGTGCAGCTCTTGTTGTTCCTCTTACTGCTCTAGTTATTCCTGTTAAATTATTTCCAGAAACACCAGTATAAGATATTTCTTCTGTTCCTACTTTAATAAAACTTGTACCTGAACTTGGAAACTGTGAAGCATCAGCAACGGTAATAGAAGTGCCCGATCCTCCTGTCCCAAAAGCGTTATCTCCTAACGCACCATTTAAAGTTGTTGTAATTGCATTTGAAGCTTCTCCACCCCAAGATCCTAAACCCCAACCAAAACCTTTTTCTTGAACTGCAGATCCTACTGTATAATAATGTTGAACTCGTATACCACCTGATGTAGTTGCACCTGATCCTGTTTCGTTTGATGGCATTGTAATTGTAAGAGTTGTGGTTGTAGGAACAGATGTTACCATAAATTTTTTATCATCAAAATCTGATGAACTATAATTTGATCCTGTAATTGTAGTAAAATTATCTAATAAGATAATATCTTTAGGGTTTATGTTATGACCTGTTGAGAAAGTTATTGTAACAGTTGGTGATCCATTAGTCGTGCTGAATGCACTTGTAAGCGTAGTTGTAGATTTAATAGGATGTATGTCATAAAATACACCACCTGAATATGCGTATAATATTCTATTAGTACCAATTATAGCGTATCTTCTACCTAAACTATTAACATAATGATGTAATCCACGTCCAGCTCCTGTAAGTTCATTTTCATTGACGTTTCCTAATTGACTCCAACCCCCTATTTTTTCAGGAGTTCCATATCTAAATCTAACATTATCACAATCGGTCCACTGTCCTTCAGCTCCGGTTGGTGTGATTTGTTTGTTGATTCCAGGTGCAAAACCGATTTTTTGTAGCATAATATCTCACTATATATACTTTTTATTATTTTGGTAGCATTATATACTATTCTAAAAAAGAAAGTAAAGACAGCCCTTTTAACTATTTTTTTTAATCATCTTACCAATTTCAGGTAAATAGATATAGTTCAGCTTACTCTTGTCAAATAAATCTTTTAAATCATGCATTGTTTCAACTAAAACTTCTCCTGGTAAATTTAAACTTGTATTAATTACAATAGGAATTTTTGTTAATTTATTAAATGCTTTAATTAAATTATAATAGTGTAGATTGTTTTTCTTGCTTACTGTTTGTATTCTAGAGTCATTATTTTTAGACAGACCTGTTTTTAAAATACCTTTCTTTTTTATTTTAAATACGTACATCATATAAGGCGACTCATCTATTGGCATATCAAACCATTCTTTAGCATGTTCTTTTAATATTGAACATGCGAATGGTCTAAACCATTCTCGTTTTTTAATTGCATTTATTTTATCATAAGCTTTTTTATGAATAGGATTCATCAACAACGATCTGTTTCCAAGCCCTCTTTGTCCTTGTTCACTTCTTGATTGAAAGATAGCTACAGGTTCATTCATCAAAACTTTAGCAACTTCATCTGGAGTTACATTAGATATCTTATGTTTTAAAAAAATATCTAAATTTAAATCTTGTGGTATACCTAGATATATTTTATCGTTTTTAAGTTTACCATTAAGAAAATAATTAGCAGCACCTATACTTATTCCAAAGTCTCCATTAAATGGATCACAAAAAAGATTATTAAATTTATTTAATAACTTAGAGTTGTATAAAACATTTTGTGCACACCCTCCGGTAAAGTGTAAATTGCCTTTAAGATTCCATTGATGTATTAGTTTATCCATACTGTTCTCAAAATCATTTTGTATTTTTGCAGGTCTTTCGTCGTACAAACTCCACGCCATAGTTTTTCCACAATCTAATTCGTGATCAAAATGTTTTTTTGTAAAACATTCATAATGATAACCAATCTTATTTGATTCAGTTGTTATATGTTGTAAGTTTTTATTTAAAAAAAATAAACTTTCTCTTTCCCAACTGTCTCCATATTTAGCGCCACATCCATCACATACTAAAATATTTTTAATTTTTTTATTCCAAGTCATAGCACAATACGCATGAAACGCGTGATGAAAGCGATCTTCAGAATACATTATTTCTACGTTTTTAAGTTTTACATGTTTTTCAAACATGTTTTTCCATACTGGAGTTGAGGGTAATGTTGGAGCTGCTAAAGATGTTATTAAAATTTTGTCTATTTTTAAATTTTCAATTATTTCAAACACTGGTTTTACAGGAAAAGTGCTATGTTTAAATCTATTGTATCTATCTAATTGAGTATGAAATACAATTTTATTATTTTTTACGTATGTCATACACCCATCATGAGATGTGTGAATCGCTAATATGTTCATTGTTTTTTAGAAAACCAATTTGGTAATCCTAAATGTGGACGTGTATCAAACATATTTTTCTTAGCACCTTTTGTTTTAACATTATTATAATGTAAAAAAACTTGTGCACATTCATTACCTTTAAATTTTTCTCGCCAGTGTTCTAAATCTTGACCTCTATAAACTAACATGTCTCCCGGTTTTAAATCTACTTTCACACCTTTGGCATTACTCTTTGAAGTAATTCCTTTTGCTCCACCCATGTGTTCTGGCTTACCTACATTTTCATTAGGACTTAAATATATAGACCATTCATCCCCACCTAAAAACATCGTTGTAGATATCTCACAACTAAATCTATCTTTATGTCTTTCAAGAACATCACCTTTTTTGTAAACTCTCCCGTATGTATATGCAGGATATAATTTTAATTCTGTTGCTTTTTCCATACCTGGTTGACACTTTAACATTAAAGTTTCCATAGCAATATCAGAGTAACATGCATAAGTATTAATTACTTGTCCATCAATCTCTGGTTCATAATATCCTAATAAATGATCAAAAGGAGAAATGTATCTTGCTTGCTTACAAGTATCATAAACTTGTTTTTTCATTAAAAAATAATTGTAAAGAAAATTAGCTAAGTCTTTATCGATTGCTTTTCTAATAATAGTATACTTATCTTTTTTAAAATTCATATTAAAAATAATTAAAATTTATAACTATTCTTCTTTTTTTATCTGTGCAAAGAGAACTAGCATGTGGCTCATGAGGATCAAAAAATACAACTCTATTTTCTTTTGGTTTTACTTTTTTATTTTTAAAATGTGTTTCTCCGTTGTTATCATTTATATAAAACAAACAACCTTTGTGTGGAAAGTCATAATCAACATGAGTTTCATGTTTTCTTTTCTTATCAATGTTTACATACATACCTGCTTTTATTCTTATAAGTGCTTTACAATCAATTTTTTTTAAAAATTTTTTCCATATTGGAAAGTGATTACTATTTTGAAAAGTTTCTTTACCATAAAACATGTGAGTAAAATAATAGTAATGTTTTGGATCATTCCAATCTGTAATACTAGCTTGATAGTACCAAGGAAAAGTATCACTACAAAGAATTTCTTTTAGCTCATTAAAATATTCAGGATCTAAAAAATTATCAATAACTTTAAACATCTGAAACTATCTCCTTTGGAAAAGCTTGTATATTAAAATGTATAAATCTAAACGGGTGAAGTCCATAGTCTACTGAAAACTCATGTTCTAGATAACCAGGAAACATTACAAGAGTTCCTGCTTTTGGTCTAAAGTGAACTAGTTCTGTTGCATGACATATACCTATATTTGGTTTCATTTTTAATTTAGTTGCTCTTGCTCCAGTCCTTGGATCATGAAATACAGGAAAAGATGTTTTTTCACTACATTTTAAAAAATAAAAACCTGATACGTGTTGATTCCAATGTATGTGAGCAGAGTGATGACCGCCACCTTTTTTAGCAAATTCTTGCACCCACATTTCAGTATACATGTTAATGTAATGAGACATGTCAACACCTTGATAGTCTAAAAACTCCCAAGCTTTTTGACCAATGTAATTTCTTAAATCTTTAAAATTAGTGTCACGAGTAAGAGGAGTTGAGTGATAACTTATACCAAAGTCACCTGCTTTTTTAATGTGTTCTTTTTCTCTGTTTCTAGCTTCTTTTATATATTTATTACAAGCTTTATTTAAGTCAGTTACAAACTCAGGTTTGTATTCAACCCATATCGGTGTTTTAAAATAATCTACTTTTTCCATTCATCTTTCCTTTCATAAATATACATATTACTTTTTATTCTTTTAAAGTCAAATAATTTTATTGAAATGGATATCCTAAATTCCATACAACTAATGAATATCGAGTTCCACTTGTAACTGGTTTTACTCTATGCCAAACAAACGAAGGAAATAATACAATAGATCCTTTAGGTAATATTTCTTTTACCTGTACCACATGTTTTGATGTGTCTCTCATATAAGGATCATAATCTCTATAATCAAATTCTAATTCTCCACCTTTATATTCCGAGCCATCAGTTAATTGACAAGTCATAGATATTTTTCTAATTTTGCCATGTTCCCTAGGATTATTTGGTTTATTATAAGGTCTATTCCAACTATCACAATGCCAATCATAATGTTGATTTAATTTATATTTTGTAAACTGACAGGCTTCAGATTGATCCCATTGAAAATTCCAGCCTGCATTTTTATTTGCTATATGTACATACGGTTGTATTTCTTTATATATCCAAGGATCATTAAGCCATACAACATCAGAAGACCTTTTATGTTTTAAGTTTCTTATTTCATCTTTACTTAATTTTCTATCCTCAAGACCACCTGTTCTAGCCATACGTTCTTCTTTTGATAAACCATATTTAATTATGTTATCACAAATTCTAGATGGAATTGCAGAGGTAAAATACCAATAATAATTAGATAAGTTCATACGTTATGGTTTGTATAAAATTTAAATTATCTTTTTGTTCGTTTATAATTGTGTGTGTATTTGTAGAAGGAAACATAACAAAGTAATTATTTTTTAATGGTATTATCCACGATTTGCCTTTTCTTTTATTATCATCATAAAAAATTTGAATTTTACAATCTTGAACATTAACTCCATACAGTAGTACAAAATCAGGAGAATTTTTTAAATCCATAGGGTCAATGGCAGATAAATTAGTATTTTTTTCTAAAGGTTTATAGATATCTCCCCACGTATGTTTATTAACTATCTGTAGTTCATGTTTAACATTAACATGTTCTATAATATATTTATTTAATTTATCCCAAGTTGGGGAAAATAAAAATTCACTATTTTTTAAATTAGAATATAAAATTTGATTGGATAAATAAGTTGTATCTATCTCCCAATGTTGTGGCATTTTAACTTCACCAAAATATAAAGCTTGCTCCGTTAATACTTTCTTCTGCATGTCTTTTTAGTATATATTAATTTATTATAATTTCAATACTACTTAAACAAGATGGTTCATTAAATCCCAAGTTTGATTAGCTTCATTCCAACTATACGCCCACCAATGAGTATTAGCATCATTTTGAGATTGTTGTTCTGCTGTTAATGCAGGTTCGTCACCAATTGGTGAAGTCCATTTTTTATTAGGTATATCTTTTACCCATGAAGGTGCAGGTTGTGGTGGCCAAAAAACTTGATTCTCTGCATCCCAAGTAGATCCTACTGTTGCATAGTTTCCTCTCAACGGAGTGCCACCCTCTGCGTGTTGATTGTTATGTGTGTTGTAAGAAGTTTGAATCCATAAATGTGCAGGCCAATTATTATGTTTTTCTAAATAAGCTTGACCAACAGATTCAGTTTCAACTCCTCCATCTAATAATTCTCTATCGTCTACAACCACGACAGTTAAAACTTCATTCTCTTCTGATATTTTTGCAAAGTGAGCCATATTATGCGATTTTATACCTTATAATTACAATACCTGAGCCGCCAGCATATTCAGCGCCGCCGCCTCCTCCAGTGTTTGTTTTTCCTGCTTTATCAGCAGAAGGGACTGGTGGAGAACCATTCCATCCGCCGCCTCCAGCTCCGCCTGCAGCATTTGGCGCTCCGGCAGGTGCAGATTGTCCACCGCCTGCAAACCATCTTCCTGGAGTTGGTCCCGGTGTTCCGACACATGTGCTTGGATTAATACCCGTAGCTGCTCCATCACCACCATCGCCTCCTAATGAACTTGGCCCTGGTTGATTACCAGCTGATTGAGGAGAATTAGTTGCTCCTCCGCCACCGGCCGTTCCATTACAAGGTCTTCCGTTGGCACCACCTTGTCCTTGAGGTGGACTAACAGGAGGTGTGTTTCCACTTCCTCCAGGACCACTTTGAGGTCCTCCTCCGCCACCTGATCCCCCGTTTAATCCTGATGGATTACCAGGTTGTGGTGAGTTTTGGCCCCCGCCTCCACCACCAGCTGTAGATGTAACTGATGAAAAAACTGAATTGTTACCATTAGGTCCTTGTCCCGGTTGATTTGGTGTAGCACCTCCTCCGCCAGCACCCACAGTTATTGGATAACCTTGTGCACAAACTGTAACAGAAGTACCACCTGGATTACCATTTAATGGACTTGCAGTGTAAGGATCACAAGAATTTTTAAATTCTCTAAATCCGCCCGCGCCGCCTCCGCCGCCACGGCCTCCGCCGCCCCCTCCCGCGACAACCATATATGAAACTACATTTTCCGCTGCACAAGCTGCAACTTTAGATACACAAAAAGTTCCTGGACTTGTAAATGTATGAATTTTATAATCACCACAAGTAGAAGTTGTACCACCTGTAGCACAAATAAAAGCAGCTCCACCACCACCAGCTCCAAATCCTAAAACTTGATAACCAAACGATTTAGCTTTTCTCTGTTGAATATTTGTTGTGTTCTTACCGGTAGTAAGTTTATTTTTTAAATCTCTCATGTTCTACTTCCTTATGCGTCGTTAGCCGCATCCGTAGTAAAGAATATTCTAACTCCGATAACTCTAGCATCAGCAGTAAAAGTATCTCCACCAGCGTTTGCATCTCTAAATAATTGAAAATAAGTTATCTCACCGGCTGCAGGAGATCCTGCTATAGTGACAGCACCACTCTCTGAAGAAATTTGTTGATCTTCAACTGTTCCTATTCCTGCATCTGTAACATTTACTGCAGTTCCATAAGCTACGTCAATTGTATCATTATCTGCACACGCAACTCCTTGTAATCCAAAAATACAATCTCCAGTATTAGTGCTTCCAGGTGACCAATACACTTGATAAGTTATTGTTCCTTCATTCCAAGATTTAGGAAATGCTACTGAAAATTGAGCAAACTCATCTGTGTCTTTATCAAAATCTAAAACTTTTAAATCTGGTCTTGTTGCAGTTGTTTCGACTTGTTGTGCATCTGCTGGATTAGTAGTTGCTCCATACATAGCTGAAGAAGGAACCCACATAGTTTCTTTACCTGCAATTTTAATAGCACCTGTATTATCACCAGCATCTACTGCTTTAGCAACACCTGTACCATTTGGTGCAATAGTTATATCTCCATTAGCGGCATCAGTTATTGTAACTGTTCCTGAATTTGTTCCTGAGTTTGTGCTTAAAACTAAATCTGATGCTCCACCAGTTGTAACTGTTAAAGTTCCAGCACCATTAGAAGTTAATACAGCAGCTGCTCCAGAGTCTCCAACTTTTACAGTATCACCTGCAAGAACTACATCTCCAGTTCCTTTTGGTGTAATGTTAATATCAATATTTGAATCATCACCTGTAGATGAAATAGTTGGACCCGCACCTGTTGCAGCATTTGCAACTGTAAATTCATTTACAGCAGAGCTAGTAGCTGTAAGTAAAGCTAATTCATTTCCATTAGTATCTAAAATAGAAGTGCCAATTTTTGGTGCAGTTAAAGTTTTGTTTGTTAAAGTTTGTGTTCCAGTAAGTGTAACATCACCAGCTGGTAAAGTATCTATATCTGGATTAGTTCCATCATTTGCAGTAGCAAATACAAGAGCATCACCTTTGTCTCCTGCTGCAAAAGTAAAAGAATCACCACTTCCTGATACATATTTAAATTGTACTGTGTATGAACCTGATGTTGAATTTCTTAAAAAATAAAATGTTTGAACGTCTAAAGGTATTGTTACAATTTGATTTCCAGTAATAGTTCCTGTAAACTCAATCATTCTGTGAGATAAAGTTGCACCAGTTGATCCATCAGAAACTGATAAAGTTGTAGTTTGTGCACCACCAGCTATTGATTGTGCTGTATATCCACCAGAAATTTGTTCAATAATTTGTAAATTAGTATTAGTTTTTGTTCCCCATGTACCGGCGTTTTCACCAGTTGCTTGAAGTTCTACCCCTAAAGGTGTGTATGTTGATGCCATAATTTTTATCTCCTATGCAGCGTCACTATAACTTGTATTCGATCCAGTTGCAACATCAGAATACGTATTATTTGATCCAGTTGCAACATCTGTATATGATGTATTAGAGCCAGTGTCAACATTTGCGTATGCCTGAATTCCAATAATACCTACACTAGATGTAATTTGATCTGTTGTCAATCCTTGAACATTTTCAGATGGTGTTATTGTTCCTACACTAATTGTAGCAGAAACACCTGTTAAACCGATTACATCTGCAGGTGATATTGATCCTACACTAGCTGTAGCAGATACTCCTGTTAAATCTAATAACTCTATAGCACCTGTAGTTAACTCTCCTACAGAAGCTGTTGCAGAAACACCTGTGATTTCACTAGGGCCAAATTCTAAACCTAAAGTTCCTAAACTAAATGTTGCAGCCACTCCTGATATTGGTTCAGTGCTAACACCAAATGCTAATCCTAAATCTCCTACACTTACTGTCGCTGACTGACCAGTTAAACTTATAGTTGGACTAATTACAAAACTTACACTACCAACATTTGTTGTTGCTTCTTGACCTGATAATTCATACGCAAACTCTAATGTAGGAGATCCTACACTTGCCGTTGCTTCTCTACCAACTAGAGGAATAACTTGATTAGGAGATTCTCCCCAAGAGTTATCTCCCCATGCATCTCTACCCCAACCAACTAAAGTTCCAACATAAGACATAGTTGGTGTAGCAAAAGTTGCTGATACTCCTGTTAATGGCACTACTATTTCACCATCAACTTGTAAACTACCAACACTAGTTGTCATGGAGTGATTAGCACCTATCATTTCTAATAGGTATGTAACGCCCATGGTTATAGAACCTGGAGAAGCTGTTGCCTCAATACCTGTTAAAGATACAGTTTCATCTGCACCTTCTCCCCAATCTGCTTGGTTCCAAGTTAGTCTTCCCCAACCTGTTTCATTAAATGATTCTGTAGTACCTAAAGAAGTTGTAAGGCCAAAACCTGTTAATGTAACAACTGGATTATCACTTTCTCCATAAGGTTCTTCACTCCAACCAGCTCTACCCCAACCTTGATTAGCCCCTGAAACTACATCTCCAACAGATACAGTTGCTGACACTCCTGTTACAGAAACTAACTCATCAGTAGCTTGTCCCCATGAACCACCAGTATTCCAAGCATCAGCGCCCCAACCACTAGTTATAGCTTCAGTTGTACCCCAACGACCTGTGTTCCAGGTTGTGCCTGATTGATTCCAAGTGTTTGCCATAAGGAGGACCTCCTTATGCTATACGTATTATTGCGTTAGATGCGTCTGCTGTTGGAAATTGAATTGTAAAAGTTCCAGAAGAAACTGTTTTGTCACCACCAAAAGCAATAACTGCAACAGCTTTATCAGATTGATCATCATTATAAATTAATGCACCATTAGCTGTAAAAGATGCAGAAGTATAACTTACGTCTGAAAAATCACAAATCGCAGTTGTTCCTGAAGTAGTTGGTGTTACGCTTGTAAGAGTTGCTCCACCTGCAGTGTATGCAGTTCCAGATGAATTAGTAATTTCATTTGAAGTTGAATAAGCAGTTGTGCTTGCACCTAAAGATGCAGAACTTGTAAATAAAGCTATTTTAAAAGTGTCTCCACTTGTAGCTGTAAAATTGTGTGTACCCACCAAAATTTCTTGTTTGAAACTTGTACAAATCGCCGATGTTATTGCCATAATTTATCTCCTATGGGTTTGCTGAGTTTACTGGTATACGAACAGCGCCATCAGTATAGTCATCTCTTCGTCTTCTACCAACTTGCTCATTAGCAAACTTCTGTACCTCTTGTTTATACTTATTTTCATATAGTGTCAACATATCTATTGGACCTTTTAAAAACCCATATGTTTCTGATAGACAGCAATATAACAGACCATTTGGAAAATTAAGACTAATATAATTACTCGTATTATCCGATGCTAAAGTATCAGGCATCTTGTTATAATGAACTCTAAATTTATATGTTGTATCTGGAACTGGAGCAAACATCATTCTTCCAGAGTTGGTATCACCATCTCCAGTAGCACCACCAAACATAGCATAGTATTTAGGTTGTCCTCTTTTTGCCGATTCGGTTGATGAAATATATTCTTGTAGATAAGATATATCTTTTTTTTCTAAAAAAACGTTAGCACCTGTAGTAGCAGATGTTGAGTCATAAACTTGTATAGCTCTAATAAACAAAGCCCCACCTGGAGCATTAATTGTTTCTTGACCTGCAACTAAATTACCTGTTTGTTGTTTCCTATCAGAATCAATAGGAACATCTCTCATAATTCTATATTGTGCATTAAGAATTATGTTTTCTAAAATATCTGTAGTTAAAACATTAGAATCTGTTTCTGTATAATTTCTAATTTGTGTAACTAATCCACTATAACTTATACCAGCCATTATTCAATCCTCGCTAATTCTCTACATTTAGGACAACGATGTTTGTATTTATTGTGATCACTACAAAAACCTCTAGGATGTAACATTACTTCATGTGCATCTATTTCTTGTCTTTTAGGTTTAAAAATATTTTTTATCCAATTTAAAAATTTTGTAATCATGCTGTTAATGTAACTGGTCCAACTGAACAACCAGGTCCTCCTCCTTTTACTCCACCAATTGTAGCAGTATCTGTATCAACTGTAAAATGAAAAAAATTTGCCGTTGAATAGTCTGATGTAACTCTTGCACCGCTTTTATACATTCCTGTTGTAATTGCATAACCTGCAGCTTTTGCAATATTAGCACCAGTTATGCCATCAAAATCTGCTGGATTTGCAAATTGAAATGTTCCACCCGCTGCAGTTACAGCTAAAGGGGCACCTCTAAATCTATATGTTGTTCCATTTGTTAAACCGTGACCAGGCGCAATTACATTAATAATTCTTGATCCTGTTTCATAAGTTTCAAAACCATTTTCTGGTATAGAATATGGCACTGCACTTTCTGTTCTTGCAGTCCTTACATGTCTTAGTGCAATACCATCTGCACTTTGTGGTTTTGGTTCTAACTGTGGTTGCTTTGGTTCAAACTCAGATACATGCACAAAAGATCCATTCCACTCTCTAACCATTTCTCTATATGGAAATTCCAAACCAGATCTATCTGATATTGCTTTTGCATATTTACCTGTTGCGTATTTTGACATTATGCTCCCGGATAATAAGTTTTAGGTGTTATGTGTGTGCTAGAAGCAGAACCATCTTCTGCTAAAGCTCTTGCTAATTCATCTTCATAAGCAAGTTTCATAACTTGAACTATTTGTGGTTGATATTTTTGTGCTAAATAATATGCAAGTCCTGATACCATACAAGGTACAAATCTAAATGGTACATCTGTTGCATTAGTATAATCTCCAATATCTTGAATTCTTTTAATATAATAAATATGCATATCTTTAGATGCATTTGTTGAGTCTGGTGTTGGATACACTTGAATACTAACGTGATCTATAAATCTTTGAACAAAATATTGATTAGGTGTACCTTTAGAAAGTTTATTTGAAAAACCAGCATAATTAGATCTATCAACTTTTGTCATAGGACTATCAGATTGTGTAGTTTGTGTTCTATTAGATCTTAACTGTGCTTCAAGGACATCGGACATTCCATAAATACCGTTTGTTGGTGTAGTAGTTGCGGATGTTCCATCGCCACTTGCTCTAAAAAATTTATACTCGGCTTGGCCTTCAATCATGTCAATATTGGTTTCTGCTATTTCCCAATAGTGAATACCTCTATTACCCCACTCTTGAAATAAAATATTAAGAGATCTTCGGGCTGACTTCATTTGATAGCCAGCCACAGAATTTAATCCAATACGTTCAAAAGACTCTTCTATAATTTCATCAATAGAAAAAGTTTTATCGAACGTTGCTGTTCCCGAAGTAGTATTAGCCATTTAAACTCCTACGATTCGTAAACTTTAATCCATTCACAAACAATTGTACCTGAATCTCCATCAGTGCAAGCTGGTAAAACAACATTTACATCTCCTGTATAACCAGTAGCTTCAGTGTTTTTTAAACCTCCAAAAGATGAATAGTCATATTCCATTTCACCTGCTAAAGTTTGAAATACCACATCTGTGTCAGCGTCCCATTGCATTCTGATTGCATCAACTGGTGCTGTTACAGAAATGTTAAAACTAACTTTATTTAGTCTTACTTTTGCACAAGATTTACCAGCTGGACTTTTTGCTAATGCAGAAACATCAACTATTTTAGTTGTGCTTCCAGAGTTATCAGAAACTACATTATAGTGAGTGATAAGTTTTTTTGATCCATCAAATACAGTTGTATTTAATACTGTGTCTGCCATTTTTTTTCCTCCTGTTAAAGAGCGCCTGCATTACCAGGCGCTCCGAGTTTATTATTAATTACGACGCAAATACAAATGCACCAGTAGTTTGAGTTGTTTCTCTCGCTAATGATGTTGCAATGTGCCATGTGCCTTTTTCATAACAAATGAACGCGATCTGTCCAGCTGTTGTTAAAAGGTTTGTTGCTGCGTTAGCAGGTGTGAAAGTCAATAAAGTTTCACCAGCTGCTGAAGTATCAAAAGTTACTTCTGATGAACCTCTTGATTCAATTACTGAACCAGTTGCATATGCATCTGAACCAGCACAATCAAAAGATAAAGTTGCAGTTCCGCCAGTAGTATCTTTAGACTGACAGTAAATAACAACAGTTCCTTGTGTTGCTGCAGGTAAAGTTGCTGCGCATGCAGCTGCACCTGTATAATTTACCACTGATATAGTGTCAGCTGCTAAAGTTAGCGTAGATGCTGTTGCTACATCTGAGATAGATAAACCAGTTAAGTCAGGCATACCTGAACTCATTCTAG